CGTTTGGTGCTGCAACAGCAATTACTTTAGGTAATGCTACTTCAGCCACTCTAACGCTAAATCCAGGAACAGTGGTTGGAGCAAATACAACTCAGAACTTATATAACACTGTTGCTACTACACTAAACATTGGTGGTGCAGCTACTACATTGGCTCTTGGTGCTTCTACTGGAACAGCAACTATCGCTAATCCAACAGTAACATTGACTAATGCTACTGCTCTTAACATTAATGGTGTTTCTCCAACGATTGCTTCTACATCGACTGGTACTCTAACACTATTCAATACTGCTTTAACTACTGTAAACGCATTCGGTGCTTCTACTGCTACAACATTAGGTGCATCGACAGGAACATTTACGGTTAACAGTGTAACATTGGCAAACCCTAATGCTACTTCGTTTACTATGAACGGAGCATCCCCTTCGCTAACAACAACTTCCACTGGTACTGCTTCTGTATTTAATACTAATGCATTGACTGGTGCTTTGTTTGGTGCAGCAACTGCAGTTTCTATCGGTGCTTCTACTGGTACGCTAACAATTGGTAACCCAACTATTACTGCTACCAATGCTACATCATTGGCTCTTAATGGTGCTTCTCCAGCAATTACTACAACTAGCACTACTGCTTCTATATTTAACTCTACAGTTACTACACTAAACATTGGTGGTGCAGCTACTACTATTTCTCTTGGTGCAGCTACTGGAACTACAACAATTAATAATGCCAATGTGGTTATCACTGGCAACTTAACAGTTAATGGTAGCACAACTACTTCTAGTTCGCAGAACACTGGTTATGGTGACTCATTAATTGACTTACACTATACCAATAATGGTGTTAATACTTCAGACGATGGTAAAGATATTGGTTTAATCTTTAACTATTATAAGACAACAGATAAAAACGCATATTTAATCTGGTCCAATGCTACACAAGCAATGGAATATTACTCAACTGCCACAGATAATGGTACTATTATTTCTGGTACATTGGGTAATTATAAAGGTGCTGGATTTATTTACGCTGGTTCTACTTCTGGAACTACTACTTTACAAGCAACAGCTACAGCTGGATCTACTACATTAACTCTACCAGCTGCAACTGATACTTTAGTTGGTAAGGCTACTACAGATACACTAACTAACAAATCCATTAGTTTAACTAACAACACAGTTACATTTACCTCTGCAGAATTAAAAACTGCATGTTCCGATGAAACTGGTTCTGGCGCATTAGTTTTTGCTACTAGCCCAACTTTGGCAACACCAACAATTGGTGTTGCCACAGCAACTTCTGTTAATAAAGTTGCTATTACTGCACCTGCTACTTCAGCTACATTGACTCTTGCTGATGGTTCTACGCTAGCAACTTCTGGCGCATTTAGTACTACACTAACTGCTACAGCAACTACTACTGTAACATTACCAACAACTGGTACTCTGGCAACTCTTGCTGGTTCTGAAACATTAACTAACAAGACTTTAACTAGCCCAACGCTAACAACTCCTGTTCTTGGAACTCCATCTTCTGGTACATTAACTAGCTGTACTGGTCTACCAATCTCCACTGGTGTTTCAGGTCTTGGTACTAGTGTTGCCACTGCTCTTGCAGTTGCTGTTGGCTCTGCAGGTGCTTTTGTTACCAATGGTGGTGCTCTTGGAACTCCATCTTCTGGTACGCTAACTAACTGTACTTTCCCTACGCTGAACCAAAACACAACTGGTACTGCTGGTGGTTTATCAGGAACTCCTGCTATTTCTACTGGTAATATTACTGCAACTGGTACTATTACTGCGACAAGTTCTATTACTTCTTATTACTCTGATGATCGTCTAAAAACTCGTACTGGCAATATTCAAAATGCTCTTGAGAAAGTTCTTTCTCTTGATGGTTTCCATTACCATGCAAATGAAACTGCAGTAGCATTAGGTTACGATGCTTCTAAACAAGAAGTTGGTTTATCTGCTCAGCAAGTTCAAGCAATCTTACCAGAAGTTATCGCTCCAGCACCAATTGATCCACAATATATGACAATGCACTACGAGCGTTTGGTACCATTGTTAGTTGAAGCAATCAAAGAACAACAAAAACAAATCGAAGAATTAAAATCAAAGTTAGGCAACTAAAATGGCGGTCTCAACAAGATCTGGATTAAAAGAGTATGCATTAAGAGCACTGGGTGCACCAGTGCTCGAGATTAATGTGGACGATGATCAAATCGAAGACCGCATTGATGAAGCATTAGACTACTGGAAACTATACCACTATGAAGGTGTGGAACAGATTTATCTTAAACAATTGATTCGTGCTTCTGAGATAACTCTTTCTGCTTCTGTGGCAACTACTTTTGCTCTTGCTGAAACTATTACAGGTGCAACGAGTGGCGCAACAGCACAAGTATGTCAAGAATCACAAAGAACATCTTCTGGTACTCTATTGTTAGTTAGAAATGTAACTGGAACATTCACTGCAGGTGAAACTATTAATGGTTCAGCAGGACATACTGCTACGCTATCTTCTATCACCCTCCGTGAATACGATAATCGTTATATTGAAATTCCAGATTATGTTTGGGGTGTTACTCAAATTATATCTGCAGGACAAGCATCTTCTTCAAAGAATATCTTTGACTTGCAGTATCAATTAAGATTAAATGACTTATATGATCTAACATCTACTTCTTTAATCTACTACAAAACAGTTATGTCACATTTGGCATTGCTTGATTTTGAATTAAACGGACATCAAAGATTTAGATTTAATCGTTTAAATGGTCGTTTATACCTAGATGCAAATTGGGCAACAGATTTCATTCTTGGAGATTATATTATCGTTCAAGCGTATCGTCCAATGGATCCAACAACATGGTCTAAAATTTATAACGAAATCTGGTTGAGACATTATGTCACTGCATTATTTAAAAAACAGTGGGCAACCAATATTAAGAAATTTTCTGGCATTCAACTTCCAGGTGGTGTAACTCTGGATGGTGATAAACTATATGATGAAGCCACTACAGAAATAAAAGAACTAGAAGACGAACTACAGAACAAGTCAGCACCCCTAGATTTTTTCATGGGATAATAAATGCCTACTAATGTTTATTTTACTCATGGCACAAAAAATGAGCAGTACCTAATTGAAGATCTCATTATCGAATCTCTTAAGATTTACGGTAATGAGTTCATGTACATTCCAAGAACATTAGTTTCTAAGGATGAAATTCTTGGTGAAGATCGTTTATCAAAATTTACATCTTCGTTTCCAATCGAAATGTACTTTGAGAATGTAGATTCTCTAGATGGTCAAGGTGCGTTTATTCAAAAGTTTGGTCTTATGATGGAACAATCAGCTACATTGGTAGTTGCTCGTCGTAGATGGGATCAATTGGTTGGTCGTTATGGTCAAACAATTATTCCTACTCGTCCATGCGAAGGTGATTTAATTTACTTTCCATTGACTAAAGGTTTGTTTGAAATTAAGTTTGTAAAACATCAAGATCCATTCTATCAACTTGGTAAACTATATGTATTTAAGTTGCAAGTTGAATTGTTCCAGTATGCTTCTGAGAAAATTGATACTGGTATCTCTGAAATCGATGCGTTTGAAACACTTAAAACATTCACTACAAATACTACAAGAAACCCAAATGGCGAGATTACTTCTATTACTGTAACAAATCAAGGATCTGGATACACTTCTGTTCCAACAGTAGTAATTACAAGCGCAACGGGATATGGTGCTAGTGCTACTGCCGTTCGAGGAACTGGTGCTACTGCAAATAAAATTATTCGTGTAGATATAACTAATCCTGGACAACAATATCAAACTGCCCCAGTTATATCATTTACTGGTGGTGCTGGAACAGGTGCTCTGGCAACTTCATCTATTGATATCAATATTGATAAACCAAATTCGTTTGGTGATAACAATAAATTTAAAACCGAATCACAAGATGTATTGTTCAGTGTAACAAATCCATTTGGTGAAATTGATAATACAAATAACCCATAATGTTAAATAACAATGTATATTACCACGGAATAATTCGCAAATGTATTGTGGGTTTTGGTTCACTATTCAGTGACATCTATATCGATCGTCGTGAAGGTGATTCTGTAACTGGTGCTGTTACTCAACGACTACAAATTCCTTTAGCATATGCTCCAAAAGAAAAATGGATTGTTCGTTTAGATCAAGATCCATCTTTAGAAAATCATGTTTACACTACTCTTCCAAGAATGTCGTTTGAAATTATTGGATACAACTACGATCCACAAAGAAAAGTAAATCGCATGCAGCAGTTAAAGTGTGTCGATACTGGTGGTACTGGTTTTACAATGTTCACCCCTGTTCCATATAATTTAGACTTGTCACTATACATCCTGACAAAAACTCAAGAAGATGGTTTACAAATTATCGAACAAATCCTTCCAACATTTACACCTGAGTATACATTATCCATTAATGTAGTTCCAGACATGAATGTTAAGATTGATGTGCCGATTGTTTTAAATAGTGTATCAGTTCAAGACGACTACGATGGAGATTTTCAAACTCGTAGATTTGTAACACATAGTCTCAATTTTCAAATGAAGATGAATCTATTTGGACCAATTTCTAATGGTGGTGTTATTCAAACTGTCAATGCCAATGTTGGTGACAACGAAGATTTTAGTAATCCAAATAGGATTTACACAGCTGAAGGTGATGTCACTACTGCAACTGTTAATTCGGAGAGTTGGCTGGACGGATTTTAATTATGGCACAAGTATATAATTCAAACTCCAATTTAAAAGCAGCTGGGGTTACTGTTGACTTCACACCTGATGATGTAAAAGAGTACATGAAGTGCGCAGCAGATCCGATATATTTTATCGAAACCTACTGCTATATTGTTACGCTAGATCATGGTTTAAAACTCTTTAAACTATACGACTGCCAAAAGAACAAGGTAAATGTAATCCATAATAATCGTCGTGTGATTCTTATGGAAGGTCGTCAACAAGGTAAGACAACTACCTCTGCAGCCTACATTCTTTGGTACACGATTTTTCAAGCCAACAAAACTGTGGCTATCCTTGCGAACAAAGCAACTGCTGCAAGAGAAGTTTTAGATCGTTATCAAACAATGTATGAGTTGCTACCGAAGTGGATGCAACAGGGTGTCACTACTTGGAACAAGGGTGACATTGAACTAGAGAATGGTTCAAAGGTTTTCACTGCTGCAACAGGTAAGTCTGGTATTCGTGGTAAATCCGTAAACATGTTGTATGTTGACGAAGCTGCAATTATTCCAAACAATTTGGCAGAAGAATTCTTTACTTCAGTCTATCCAACTATTTCTGCGGGACAAACTACTAAGATTTTATTGTCATCGACTCCACTAGGTTACAATCACTTCTGGAAGTTTTGGACAGATGCTGAAAAAGGCAGAAATGGATTCGTTAATCTATTCATACCATACTGGGAAATTCCAGGTCGTGATGAGGCATGGGCTGCAGAACAAAAAGCCCAACTCGGTGAACTTAAATTTACTCAAGAGGTTCTTTGTAACTTCTTGGGTTCTTCTCTTACTCTAGTTAGAGCAGACACTATTTCTAGAATGAGTCCAGATACTATCGTCCACCAGAAAGATGGGTTGGATGTATATGTAAACCCACAGGCTGGTCATACTTATTGTATGGTCTGTGATGTGGCAAAGGGTGTTGGTGGGGATTATTCAGCATTCCAAGTTATTGATATTACAGAGGTTCCATATCGAATCGTTGCAAAATATCGTAATAATGAAATCAGTCCGTTGCTCTATCCAAATATAATTTACAAAATTGGAAACGAGTACAACCAAGCGTTTGTATTATTGGAAATTAACATCTCGGAACAGGTTGCTCACATCCTATATTCTGAGATGGAATACGAAAATATATTGATGGTTACAAGACACGCTATGGGACAAACAGTCTCAGGTGGTTTTGGTGGTGGTAAAACACAGTTGGGTGTCAATACCGATAAAAAGATTAAAAGAATTGGGTGTCATAACTTTAAGGCACTCGTTGAGGAAAACAAACTTATTATAAATGACGCTGATACGATCTCTGAAATCTCGACTTTTATTGAGAAGAAGGGTTCATATGAAGCTGATGAAGGTTATCATGATGACTTGGTAATGCCTCTGGTACTGTTCGGATGGCTCACAACTAACAGTTATTTTAAAGACCTAAATAATGTTAATCTACGAAATATTATGTACGCTAAACAAATGCAGGCGATCGAAGAAGAATTAACACCATTCGGATTCTATGAAGATGGTAAACCAGAAAAGGCTCCATTAAACTTCTAGAAATCGTGTAAAAACTAAATAAAATGTAGACATGAAATTGTCTAGGTAAACTTATTAACAAGGAGAAACACAATGCCGTTCCAATTATCTCCAGGCGTTGCAGTCGTAGAAAAAGATTTCACTTCTATCGTTCCAGCAGTATCATCATCTATTGGTGCTTTTGCTGGAGTATTTCCATGGGGTCCAGTATTGGAGCCTGTGACAGTTAGCTCGGAGAACGATTTAGTTCGTCGCTTCGGTAAGCCAAACGATAGTAATTTCCAATCCTTTTTCACAGCTGCGAACTTCCTATCTTATACAAATAATCTATTACTAGTTCGTGCAGACGCTGGATCTTTGAATGCGGTTGCAACTACAACTGGCGGTCTTGGTACTGTCACTGTAAACAACGCTGGTGCTGGTTACTCTTCTACTGCTGCAGCACCTGCTGTTACAGTTGGTGCACCTGATATTGATGGTGGTACACAAGCTGCTGTTACTGTAACTCTTTCTGGTGGTGCAATTTCTGCGGTTGCAGTTTCTTCTGGTGGTTATAGTTATTCATCTGCACCTTCAGTTACTATTTCTTCCCCAAGTGGTGGAACTGGCGCAACATTCTCAGTAACTATGACTTCTGCAACTCTTTCTGGTGTTGCTATTTCTGGTACTGGTGGTCAGTTCACTTGTACTGCAGCTAGAATCGCAGTTGGTGATCGTATCCAGATTACTGGTTCATTGGGTGGTACAGGTACTATTACTGGTTACTCAACTGGTACAACATACAAAGTTTCTTCAATTACTGGTTCTGGTGCTTCTGTGACTGGTTTTACTTTAACTACTACTAGTGATACAGCTATTGTTACTACTGCAGGTACTCCAACTGGTTTAACATATACTAATACATACAACCAATCTGTTTCTTCTATTACTGTTTCTGATGGTGGTACAGGATATAAAGGTACTGTAACTGCGACATTCTCAACAGGTAATGCTACTGCTGGTACAGTTACTGTTGCATCTTCATCTATTACTGGTGCAACTATTACTACTATTGGTTCTGGTTATTCTACTGCTCCAACTATTACTGTTGCTGCTCCTCCATCTGGAACTACTGCTACTTTAAACAGAACAATTTCTGTGGCTGGTTTAAAGATTATTAATGGTGAAACATATAATAGCACTTATGTAAATGGTGCTGGTATTGTTGGTCCATTTGCAGCAAAATATGCAGGTACTCTTGGTAACTCTTTAAAAGTTGCTGTATGTGATGCTGATGGTTTTGATGCTTGGACATACAAAGATGAATTTGATTCTGCTCCAGGAACTTCTACATACGCTACAAGCGTTGGTGGATCTGGTGACGAAATGCACATTATCGTTATCGATGAAGATGGTGCGTTTTCTGGTACTCAAGGCACTATTATAGAAAAATTTGCTTT